GCTCGAGGAAAACGGCGTGGCGAATCGTGGCATCAAGGATTGCTTGGTTTGCCGCCATTCGGGATTACCTCGGTGTCGTCCAGCGCAGGTCCAGGGCTTTCTGTTTCCAGCTCGTCGCGAATCTGGTCGTCGGTCTTCTCGGGATCGATAACCCCGCGATCGCGCAGGTACTGCCAGAAGTCGCCCGCCGGTAGCTTGCCGCCCTGCACTGCGTTGAACAGTGCGGTCAGGATCGTTGCGTCCAGGGTGATCTGACTGAAGTCCTGATTGAGTTTGTAGAGGGTTTCGCCGGGGGCGTTCACGAACTCGGCCATCCAGACCAGACACTGGCTGTAGGCCTCGCTCACGTTACTGACGATCAGAGACAGAACGCTGTGCTCCGCGGCGCTGTCGTTGTCGGCCTGGGTCGCGGTCTTCACCGCGCTGCCTCGCTCGATTAGACGGGCGCCGAGCGACACCATGTCCTCTTTCTTGCTGTCCATGGCCTCTTTGGCGAGCGTGTTCGGCTGAGCCTGCCAAACGCCGCATGTACCGCTAACCGGAAGGAGCCAAGGCGCACGGGAGCCAAGGAAAATGCCGCTTTTCTCCATGTGGTCGCGCCACTGCTCGTCGAGCCCGGCCATCCATGGCTGAGGCTGGCCCACCAGGTAGGCCGCCTCTTCGTAATCCGCGCTGTTGTGGTAATGACCGATGTTCACTTCGGCCATGTCGTACAGAGGCGAGTCATCAATTGTCGTATCGTTGTTCTCGCTACCCAGGAACTGGAACGGGATCACGCGCCAAGGCTGGCCGAGGCCATTCAGTGGAGTGAAGGGAGCAACAATCATTTCCGTCTTGCTGGAGCCCTCTTCCCACACTTCCTGCGTGTACACGCCAGTCGCGTCCAGGCGCAGCACTCGATACTGCACAACCTTTTCACTGCCGAAGCCGTCGTCGGTGTCGACATTCACCTCTTCGCGCAGGACTACCAGGCTCAAGAGGTGCTGACCGCCGACTTGGCGAGTCTTCCAATTGATAATCGACTCGGCCACATAACTAGCGACACTCGCACGGGCGCGACCAGCTTGTTCGTCTGCCTTGCTCACGGTGCCAGCTTCAACAGCTGCGTAATCGACCAGCAGCCCGTGCCGGCCAACCTCGAGCACATGCCCGATAACCGACTGTGATTGCTGGTAGATGCTGACGCCCTGGCCGTCGATGTCCTTCGACACGTAGCCGAGGGCGCCGGGGATGGTCAGCGTGGGCCAGGTGCGAAACACAGCACCCACCAGACTGTTTTTCGTCCGCCCGGTCGCGTTGTAGAACACGGCGCGCAGCTTGTAGGCCTCGTAGCGTTCTTTGTTGTCTTGGCTGGTATCGGCGGCATTCGGGCGAGGCAAATACCGGTCACCGGCAGCTTTGATGGTCTCCGAGCCCTTGCAGACGTCGCGCACCAAGCGCCAGCGGTACTGTGCCGCCTTGTACTCGGAGCGGGTAAAAGTGACGTCCGTCATCGGGCGACTCCCATTTTCATTGAGGTGACCGGTTTCACGATCGGGTACTCGCGGTGGATGAAGTAACCGCCGCCGTCGTTGGCGTGGTCGTTCCCTTGGCTCTTATCGGGCTCGCCGTTGGGCGCCCAGATCTGCTGCTCAAGGCCATCTGCATAAGTCGGGCAGGTGAACGGATTGACCAGGTAGCGCCGTTCGCCCTGCGCGTTGCAGAACATGGCGTTCATGGCGTTGATACGATCTTTCACTGGCGGGTTGGCCGCCGGCGCGATGACTGCGAAGCCGGCCTGTTTGAGCATGGCGAGGTCTGTGACACTGGCATTTACCGACTTACGCGAATCACCCGAGGCGTCCGGATAGATCCGGATTTCGCAGGTCTTCTCGAAGTCGTTGCCGTTGTGACGCCAATATCGCTCTTTGATGCGGCGGATCATGTCCGGCGTGTCATAGCCATCCATCAGCTCATCCACTGCGCGCGGCAGACCCAGGTCACGTTTGACATGGGTGATCGCCGCCATCTTGCCGACGTTGAAGTCCATGCCGATGAACAGGGGCTCGCCTGGCTGCACAGTGTCGAAACACTGATTCAGCTTGCGGTCGTACGCGTGGTAGATCGACCCGGACGTCAGGTTAACGAACTGGCCATTGAGGTAAGCGCGGATCAGTTGCTCGGGGTACGACTCCATCAGCGATGGGATGTAGTCGTCCGGTAGGTTCAGCTCATTGTCGAAGGTGCTGGCCTGCACCAGCCCATACATTTCCTTCAGCGCTGGCTTGTCGCGCAACTGCTTCACGAACTGTTGGAAGACGAACTTGAACCCCTCGGGGGTCGTAGTTACGTCCACGCCGTTTTTCAGCCCGTGCACGTTATAGCGCATCCGGGCAATGATCTTGCGCCAGGCGTGTTGCGCCTTCAGGGACGGCAGAACATCGAGCTCGTCCACCAGCGCATGACCGATCTTGAAGCCGACGATGGTCTGCGGCTTCTCCATCGAGCGGCAGATCGTTGTGCTTCGATACTGCTTGCCGCTGTAGAAGTCGACCTCTTTGTCGCTCTCCTTCGTCTTGACCTTCAGACCCCAGTCGTAGGCCACTTCCTCGATGGTCGGAAAGAAGATGTCGCGGATCTGCGGATAAGTCGGAGCGAAGTAACCCGAGTTGATGCCCGGCCATTCCCAAACGTGCTTGCAGAGCGCCGCGCAGCCGACCCAGGTCTTGCCCGAGCCAAACCCGGCAACGAAGCCACGGAACTTGTGCGGGAGCTGGAGGAAGTCAGCCTGCGGAACATTCAGGCTCGGCATCCGGCTTCCTCGCATCAATCACATGGACCGGCACAGAGGTGGGCACAACAGGCTCACCCTCATCATCGGTTTTCTTTTGGCGGTTGACGTAGACGTCCCCGACTTCCTTCGCGGCCTGCTCCAGCAACTGGGCAGTCAACGCCATGTTCTTCATGTTCTCGGCTTTCTCGGCCATGCGACCAAGGGCCCGGAGTCGATATGCTCGGTTGGCGATCGGGATCTCGGCCGTCTCTTCACGGAAGCGCTTGCGAGTGTCGTGAAACAGGGTCTGCCACTTCACATGCAGGTTGCGTCCGACGTACTTGGTCGGGTCGTATGCTTCGCACTGCTGGCGAGTGACATCAAGGCCAAATCTCTCTTTGACAGACGCCACCACTTGCGATGGCGTGTCAAAGCAGGCGAGCGCCTGTACTACAAAGGCTTTCACCTCGTCTCTGAGTGCAGCCATAAGTGGGCATCCGTCAAAGTGCTGTCAAAGTCAGGCCGACTTGAGCAGACAGGTTCCGCAGGCCCTCGAAATGTTCAATTTCCCCACCTCAGCAGGACTGTTTGCAGCATCAACCAGAGCCTGGACGTCAGGGCTTGCACCGTAGCGGCGGACCACACCAACGAACTCTTCAACGTCGTGTCCACGCAGTTTCAGTTTGGGCATGCCTTCTTCGGTGAATGCTGGGGCACCGTACTTATCTGTAGCCTGGGCGATGTGGTAGAGCTCATGCTCGATGAGCGCGCAGAAGTCGGCATCGCTGCACTGAGCGCAGTAGTCGGCAGCCAGGGTGATGATGAAGGCCGGCACATCGCCGAACCAATCACGCATCTGTTGCTCCATCCGGGCTTTCTGCCAACCACCAGCGCGGAACGCTACCTGCTCGGCTTGGCCCAGGACTGTCCTACCCTGCTTTTCGAAGCTCGACGATGCCCACATAATCCGGATATCAGCATCCAGCAGATGGGCGTGATCTTCGTTGTGGATACTGCCGGTTTCAGCAAGGATCTCGGCGGTGAGCCACCCCCAAACTTCAGATGCCGGAGTAAGTCGAATACCGAAGTCGGAAAGCTCAAGCAGCTCCGCCGGAGGTAATGGCCTTTCCATGAATTCTCCACGGCAAGAGCTTGGCGATTAACACCTGCAGCCATTAGTAAGTCGCTAGTACTTTCGTCATAACGTAGGCAACGAAGCCAAGCATCAAGGTCCAGTTTCTCAATCGATAGTAGGTTTCAGTACAGGCAGCTACTCTCTCCAGCTCCTCCCTAGCCAAGCCTGCCTCAAACAGTCTATTCGTCTCATGAAGATGAAGAAAATTGCTGTTCGCCCTGCGTGCCCGCAATACAACTTCGATTCGCTTGAATCCAAAAAATGAACTCATGCCCAAGATAAAAAGCGAGCAAAGGAATAGCGTCGAAACGTTCATTCCTACATGTCCGTAAGGAATCGTTTGCCCTAGGTAAGCGCAGCCGGCCAGTGTCGCCCCCAACACGAAGCGATCAAACTGCCCCATTTCTTCGCTGTGGCTTTGATGCACCAAGACGCTTCGCTGATCCGTTCCCATATCCGTCTTCCATTAGGTTAGGCAGTATTGCCCTCGCTATATCTTACGGCACTGAAGCGTCAACCTGCGTGCAGCACTCCTTTGCGGCACACCTACCCCACCATCTTTGCGGTCTCGCCATGGGCCTGACCATGCAAAAGCGCAACGACCAACCCCTGAGGCAGTCCGGCCGCCTTGGCATCGTCAATGGCTTTGGCGATGGCGCTATCCAACTCTGTGACCGCCTTGTTGATGGCGGGACTCAGCGGCAATGCATGATGCAAGCGTGTGATGTTGGTCATGCTCTCTCCAATGTCGCGACACAATTTGCTGTTTCGCGAAATGTGTCGCGCGTTACTGATTCGCACCATTTAGGTTCCGGCGAATCTCAGCCAGGTCCTCAGCGATC